CAGGGGCCGCCGGGATGTCGGGCCACTCGCCCTCGACGCAGGAGGCCGCGGCGGCAGCGATGAAAGTGTCGAAAGAAATCGGAGCAGGCATCGACGACTCCGGGACGGTCGCGCGTGGCCGAGGCGGTGTTCTCTGATCGCGATCGTCCGCCGCCCCGCGAAGGACAGCAGCACAGTCGGTGACGGTCGGCCGCACGGTGCGCTCGCACCGCTTCACGGCGACCCTCGACGCCTCGGCCACGCGGAGCTGAAGCGCGCGCATCACTCGCACGCGCAGAACCGCAGGCTGCGCCGGCAGTCCGGGCACCCGTGCTCGGTCGTGGCGCAGTCGAAACAGGTGAACTCGCCGTCGCGGGTGCTGCCGGCGTCGGCTGGCAGGACGCACCAGCAGATGACGCACACCGCGGTGTCGTCGTGCTGGCGGGACGGCGCCTCCGGCACACCAGGGCCGGGTGCCGCCCAGCGAGACGCCGCCCCGACCAACTCGGACGCCATCAGAAGACCCACGCCGTGACCAGCGCGACGACCACGCCGAACACGAACCCGAGCAACAGCCCGGCGGTCGCGGCCTGGTTCGCGGCGTCGGCCCACTCCTGCTGATGAATCAGCCGGGCGCGCAGCTCGGCAATCCCGAAGTCGGACGTGGTGTCGGGGCAGTGCAGGTCGAAGCGACGCATGGGACGCCTCCGTCAGGCAGACTTGCGTGAACGGGACTGGAACGGCCGCTGGCCGTTAGCGAGCGCCACGATGGCGTCCCGCGACCAGCGTCCGGGAAGCGCGGCCTCGCAGCCCTTGAAGTGGCCGCGGTCGCGGTAGCTGTAGAAGGTGGATTCGCTGATGCCGAGGAGTTGCGCGGCGTCCTTCGCCGTCAGCGTCAGCGGCAGTTCCAAGCGTGTTTCATCGCTCACAAGCGAGAACATACGCCTGCGTTATCGACCTGTCAAGAGGTTTCTAGAGCCTGCCGTAGTTTTTTGTGGTATGGTGCACGTGGCGCGGTTGAAGTCCCCGGAAGGGCGAGATAGAACGTGCACGACATGTTCAATCGCGGCCACATTCTGCGGGCGCTGCGCGAGCAGCACGGCTGGAGTCAGGCGGACTTGGCGCGGAAAGCGGGCGTCGCGGTCGTCACGGTGAACCGCGCCGAGCAGAACAAGGCGAACGTGACCGACGACACCTGGCGCCGGCTGGCGCTCGCGGTGAACACCAGCCCGGACTGGCTGATGCGGGCCCACGCTGACCCAATGATTGGGTCAGGCCAAGATGTGACACACCCTGTCCCTGCGACCGTCTATGGTGAGGCCGCCTCGCCCCCACCCGTCGCCATGACCCCACACGCCGCCGCGAAACTCCGAGTCCTCGCCCTCGTCACTGCGCTCGACGACCACATCGCCGCCGAAGTCGAGGGCCCCCTTTGGCGCCTGATCTTCCGCGCGAAGATGAAGCCCGGCTCAGCCGACACGCCGCCGCCGGCAGCCGACGCGAAGCCCGCGCCGAAGGACTGAGACCATGCCGCGCGGCTGGCTCCGGCGCGGCGCCACCATCCACGCGCACGTCACCGTCGCGTGCCGGCGGGTCTGGAAGACCTTCCCTGGCACCACGTCCGACGCGGACATCCAACTGTGGCGCGCGAAGACCCGGCGGGATGCCGGGTGGATTGGCCGCGCCGGCCTGCCGATGGCCGGGACGCTCGCCGAGGATGTCGCCGTCTACCTCGACGGGTTCCACGACCGGCACCCCGAGACGCTGGCGCAGCGGACACGGCACCTTGACGCCTGGGCGGCCGCCTTCAAGGGCCGGCGCCGGTCGGACCTGACCGCCCGCGAGGTCGAGGCGCAGCTGCGCGCGTGGCAGCGCGAGCACGGCTGGGCCCCGGCGACGCTGAACAAGCGCCGGCAGGCGCTCTACCAGCTCTACGCGGTGCTCGACCGCGGCAGCGGGCTGCCGAACCCCGTGTCGGCCGTGCCGACGTTCGCCGTGCCCGACCCGCCACCGCGCGGGATTCCGCTGCCGCTGGTGGCGAAGCTGCTGGCGCGCGTGCCCTGGCCGCCGACGCGCGCGCGGCTGACGCTGATGGCCTACGCGGGCCTGCGGCCCGAGGAGGTGCGGCGCATCCAGGTCGGGGACTGGGACGCGACGACGCTGCTGGTGCGCTCGGCGAAGGGCGGGGCGGTGTCGCGCGTGCCGCTGCTGCGGCCGGCGGCCGCCGCGCTCGAGCTGCTGACGCGCCGCGGGAAGCTCGGCGGGTTCACCTCGGCCCCGATGGGGGCGGCGATGCGGGCGGCGTGCGCGTCCCTGTCGAAGACGTTGAAGCTGACGACGCCGCTGCACGTCACGCCCTACGATCTACGGCACTCTTACGGGACGGCGTTGTACGCGGCGACCGGGGACCAGCGGGCGGCGCAGGCGGGCCTGCGGCACCGGAGCATCGTGACGACGCACCGCTACACGCTGGCGGCGGTGGACCCGCGACTGGCGGCCGCCGTGGCCGCGATCAGCGCGGCGATTCCGGCGCTGCAGGTGGTCGAGAAAGCGCCACGCGGCAGGCGAAACGTTCCAGCAGAATGTTCCAACCTCAAAAGACGCCCGTAATCATTGGGTGGTTTCGTCGAGGACGCGGCCCTTTCAAGGCTGAAACGCGGGTTCGATTCCCGCCGGGGACGCCACTGTTTTCCGGCCTATTTCCGCACCTTTCGCGCTGGCTTCGCTGGCGCCGAAACCCCAACAAACGCCAGATTTCCACAGGCGAATGTTCCAGAAGTGTTCCAACCGTCAGGCGTGAGGCGTATCGCGCGCGTCGGCCACGACATCGAAGTGCGGCGACGCCGCAAACATGCCGGGCGACACCTTGTCGGCCTCGTACCGCCCTGCCAAGGGGCACAGCGCGCACTGCCGCAGGAAGTGCGTCGCGAACTCCGAGCAGAACATCTTCGCGTCCGAGTACTTCCCCATGCGGAAAAACCGGGCCAAGCCCCACCAGTCGTAGGGCCGCCCCTGCACGGTCTCGAACCACGCCATGCCGCGCGCCAGGTCGAATGGCTCGTTCGGACGGAGCACCAGCGACAGCCCCTTCACGCGCAAGTGATACCGCCCGACTCCTTCGCCGTCACGAGACGCCACCGACTCGTGTCCGCCGATGTACACCTCGACGTGGCTGTAGTCGCTCCACGTCTTCACCTTGATGAACCAACTCCAAAACCCGCTCCCTTCGTACAGGAGCACGTCTCCCGGCATCAGCACACTCAGATCGATGGGTTTTCGCATGGCAGGCCTCGCACGACACGACGACACGGCGCACGTGGGCGCAGCACGCGCAGCACTGCAGCACCACCGCCCCGCAGACGCACACCACGAGCCCGTGGAGGCCGTCAGCGGGGCACATCCGCCGGCCACACCCCGGACTCGATCATCCCCGTGATGCGCACGCCGCGCGTCTTGACCTGGCGGTACCACAGCGACTGCCGTAGCCGCGCCGCGGCCCCGGCCCAGTCGCCCGTTTCGAGCAGCGCGAGCGTCGGCGCGAACCGCGCCAACCGGGTGAGTCCGAGGTTGTAGGCCAGGTCGAGCACGGCCGCACGCCGCGTGTCGTCGAGCGCCGCGGTCCACGGCCAGCGTGTCTCCACTTCGCGCGCCGTCGCCGCGAGGTCGTTCGCCAGCAGCAGGTACGCTTCGCCGGCGCTGATGCCCGTCGGGTGCCGTTCCAGGTTGCGCCCCCACCCGATCGTGAGGTAGCCCGAGGAACAGCGGTATGGGCGCAGCCGCAAGTCCTCGTGCCGCTGCACGAGCGCCGCGAGGCCACGCGGGAGGCCGGTCATACGGTCGGGGCCGCCGGCGGGGGCGGGGTCGGCGGCTTCGGGGGCTTGATCGTGCCGACAATCGCCGGCGCCTGGCCGGCGAGCCACAACAACAATCGCTTCCACCAGGACATGACACCTCCGATCAGGGCCGACTAACGGCCACACTTGCCGGCGCGGCCGGTGGGCCGACAACGACGAAAGGGTTTGAGGGCGCACTCACGCCGGCGCCGGTCGGGCCGAGGGCCGCCACGATGGCCTCGTAGCGCGTCGTCGGAGACAGCGGCACGCACGTGCTCGGCAGCGGCATCGAGACGGTGCCACTCATGGGCGTCGGCTTGCCGAGGTTGACCTGGCAGACCACGCTCGCGGTGCCCACGACGCGGTACCGGACCTCGTAGGACGCGACGAGCGGTTGCCCTTCGACGAGCGTCGCGTGGTCAGCCGAGGCCGCGAACTGCACCGTCGTCGGGTTTACGACCGCCGTCTGCGCCGTGGCCGGCGCAGACAAGAGCCCGATCCCCGCCCACAGCCACCAGCCCCAGCGTCGCATCATGCCCTCCTCACAGCGTGCGCACGTGCAAGCGGCCGCTCCGCTGCAGCGTTTCCGCACTGGTTGTTGTCGTGACGGTGCAGGTGAGGACGTAGTCCACGCCCGCGGTGCCACCGCTCACCTTGACGAACGCCTTCTTATTGCCCGACACCAAGCCCTCGGTGAGCTTCGCCACGCCGGACGGCACGGTCCACGCGACGGTGGCGAGCGTGTCGGTCCCGAGGTGCTGCGTCCAGTCCATGGTGAGGACGCGCGTCTCGGCCGGCGTCTTGTAGAGGGTGCCGACAGTGTCCATGTGCGATGTCCTCTCAGCCCAGCGTCGTCACGGTCCACGTCTCGCGCGGGCCGACGGCCCAGGTGTCCTCGGTGGCCGCCACGGCCCACTCCTCGCGCGCCGAGGGCGCCCAATTCGGCGCCGCCGGCACGTCCCAGGTGTCCGCGGCCGCTACACTCAGGACCGCCGGCGCGGTGACGACGCGCACGGTCGGCCGGGCGGGCACGTCCCAGGTCGTGACCGCCGCGGCCACGCGCCAGAGCGCCCGGAGGCCACCGTCCCACCCCTGCCGCGACACGACGTCCCACACGGCGCGCGCCCGCACGGTCCAGGTCGCATCGCGCAGCGACACGACCTCGCCGACCGGCGGAAAGTAGATGCCGGGGAAGTAGGCCCGCGTGAAGTAGGTCGGGGCGAACATGCGTCAGTCCAAGTCCAGCGTCACCGCGGTGCGGTTGCCGTGCGCGTCGCTGTCTGACGTGACGCGCGGCTTGTGGTCGGTGAGGGCCGCGCGGAACACGGGCGCGAAGTCCTCGGCGCCGCTAAGCGTGCCGCCCAGGACCGCCGTGATGAGCCGCAGCGCCTGGCGCGGCGTCAGGCCGCTCTCGACGGCGTCGGCCAGGTCGAGGAGCTCGTCCCAGTCTGGCGACGCGGCCGCGCCCGTGGCGATAGTCTCCGACTTGATCGGCTGCGAGTACTGCACGAGCACCTGGTAGGTGCCCAGCGTCGGCACGACGGGGTCCTCCCCATCGTCGGTGAGGAGCACGCCGTTCTCGACCTTGAGCGTGTGGGCGCTCTCCTGCGGCCGCACGCGCCAGCCGTTCGACAGAAAGAAGTAGCTCGTGATGTAGACGCCGGCGCCGGCGTCGATGGGCTCGCCGCCCACCGGGGCGAAGGCCGGCGGCCAGCGGCTGTTCTCCGCGAGCTGGACCCAGTCCTTCCAGCGCGAGTAGCAGTCGCGGACGTCGAGCGTCGTGACGCTGCTGAGCACGATGCGCTTGGTGGGCCCGTCGAAGGTGATGGCCACGCGCGACCTCTAGGGATTCTCGTATTGCCGGTCGAGCACCTGGCTGACCGGCACGGTGGCGTTGCTGGTGGTCGAGTAGTTCAGAATGCGCAAGTTCTGGTAGCCGAGCGAGAGGATGGCGATGTCTACGGCGACCCCGGACCCCACCGAGAAGGCGTGGTCGCCGTCGGTCACCGACTCTGCGCCGGTGTCAGCCAGCTCGGTCGTCGTCCCCGCCGCGAAGACGCGCACCTCGCTCGGGTTCTTCAGCCCGGTCAGTGTCACCGTGACGTTGGCGTTGACCGTCGTGGAGGCGCCGCTGCCGTTGCGGACGCTCGGGGCCGAGGCGCCCGACACGTTGAGCGTCACCGCGCCGCCGGAATTGTTGAAGATCGCCTCGTTGCCGGTGGAGCCGTTGCTCGCGGCGTAGCCGGAGAAGACGTTGCCGACGAACGCGTACGTGCCCGCCGTGGTGATCTCGATGGCGTGTTTCGTCCCGCCCGAGAGGAACGTGCACGAGGCGATCTTGCCGGGATCGTCGCTGAGCAGCGCCGCCGTCGCGTGTAGGGTGTCGTCCACCGTGCACGCGGTCAGCGTGGCGCCGTTCTGCACGATCTGGTCGCAGTCGATAAACGACATGGACCGGAAGCCGGCCGACGCCGACGTGCCGATGTTCCTGAGCGTTGGCGTCGCGCCGATGATCGTCAACCCGTAGAAATCCCAGGTGGCGCTTGCGGAGACCGAGGACAGGAACTCGAACTTGAACTTGCTGTCGGACGCGATCAGGCCACTGCGCAGCTTGATCACGTCGCCGGACTGCCCATCGAAGATGAACCCGACGACGTTCTCATCGACATGGAAGTCGAGGTAGCCCGTCGTCTGCGCCGCGCGGCGCGGGAACTGGATGGCGAAGTTCGAGGCGTCCAGGGCGACGGCCTTCGCCCCGCCGATCTGGATGGGCACGTAGCACATGATCGCGGCCGGCCCGAGCTGCGGCGCAAACGCCAGCACGAAGCCGTTCAGGACCGAGACCAGGTCTGCGAAGGTGGCCGGCACCGACGAGGACCCGCCGGCGAGCCTGACGCCCGTTACCTGCACGAGCTGACTCATGTTCAGCGCGCCGGCCCCGAGTGGGTTCGTCTGGAGGAACAGGAACTTTGTCACCGCTGAGAGCCCGAGCGTGCCGCCATCCGCGTACCGGGTTGACGACGACTGCCCCGGCTGGATCGCCACTAGGTTGTGGCCGGCTGGTAGGGTCGTTTTCGCGCTCTGCGCGCCGACCATCCAGCTCCGGTAGTTGTTGCTCGCGTCGGCCAGCACGAGCTGGATGCCGCCGGTCGAGACGAACCCCGTGTCGATGTAGTCGCGGGGCGTCGCAAAGCGAAACGTCCAGAGCAGGAGGCCCGCCGAGACGTTCTTCGAGGCTGAGAAGTTGAACTGCGTCCCGCCCAGGTTGCTCGAGGCCACCGGCGTGATCTGCGCCACCGCGTGAAAGGGGTTGACGCCCGCGTCGGCCACGTTGCCGATGGCGTCGTAGGCGGCGCTCTTCGACCCGATCGTCGTGATGTCGATGGTGGTCGCCTGCCAGCCCGTGTTGAGCGGGTAGGTCGTCCCGGTGATCGGGTCGATCATCGTGGCGAGCGTCTGCCCGGGATCGTGGTAGGCGGGGATCTGCCCGCTGGTGCCGTCATCCTTGATCCCGAAACACGCCGTGTACCGCGGCAGGGACGTCCCGCTCGGATTCGCACACGTAAAGGCATACGTGCCAGACGTGCCCGTGGCCGGTTGGAACGTCCAGCCCACCCCCAACGACGCGGAGCCGGAGTCGTCCGAGCACACCCGGATCAGGCCCGGATCTGGCGTCGGTCCCACACCCAGGTCTGAACAGATGCTGTAGATCATCAGCACGTTCGTGACAGACGTGGCCGCGCCCGCCACCGTGGGCGCACCAGACGCGCCGGTAGACCCTGTCCCGTTTCCCGGATTGACGTGAAACGGGGTACCGGTGTCCACCCCCCGAATCGACATCGCGACGGCCAACATGGAGTCCGAATCGGACTGGCCGAGCGTGGGGTTCGTCTCAGACGACGACGTCGCAATCTTCCACGCCCAGACCCAGGCGTTCGCCGTCTGGGACGCGCTGCCGCCGATCGCCCACCCGGACGCGACCGTCACCGCCCAGGAGCCGGAGATGGCCGCGTCCTTCGAGACGATGACCAGCAGGAGGTCGTTGGTCTCGTGCGTCGGGAGCACGCACGAAATCGTGGTGGCCTCTGCCGTCAGCTGGGTGACGACCGCGTCGCGGATCTTCGCCATCGCCGTCCCTTACGCCGGGTTGGCGTAGTTGCGCTCGTAGGGCGCCACGAGCGACAGACTGTTGCTCACGCTCTCCGCAATGGTGCCGGTGGCTTTCACGTACTGGCCCGTGCTGAGGCCGATGCCGACGGCGGTGATCGACGCGGCCGCGGCGGACGGCCGCCCGCCCTGCACGTTGCCGTCGTAGTTGAACGACTTCTGCACACTCGACGCGCCGCCGACCGCGCCGGTCATGTCCGCCCCCGTGTTGTCGTCCACGAGGAGCGCCGAGGCGGACCCGAACGGGTTGAACGCCAGCGTCACCGAGGCCCCCGCGCTCTCGTTGGCGAAGTTCGCGTCGCCCGTGTCGGCCTTCTCGACGGCCACCGAGCCGGCGGCCCCGTTGGCGGTCGCCCGGTACATCCCGTTGTTCGCCGGCGTCGCGAACCCCGAGACGAGGAACTCCTCGTTGTCGAGCACCTGGCTGAGGTCCGTCGTCGTGCTGGTGAGCGTCGCGGTCTGGCCGCTCGCCGACGTGATGGCGAACCCGGTGTTGGTCGCCTCGTGCGTGGCGGTGAACCACACCCAGTACTTGGCGTCGGCGTCGTTCTTTAGGTTGTCCCCGAAGTTCAGCGTGAGCGCCGCCACGAAGGGGTAGGCGCAGGTCGCCGCGCTGTTGTCGTAGAAGTCGATGTCGTTCGTGTCGGAGGCCGCGAAGCCCTCGATGATGACACCGGACCCGCCGCCATTGGGGTTCGTCGGCGTCGGGTTGCCGCAGATCAGGTTGTTGCCGACGAACCGCATCAGCGCGTCGGCGGTCTTGCCCGTGACCGCCTGGTCGGTGGCGTCGATGTCCCCGCTCTGCCGGAGCTGGTACTGGACCTTCGTGTAGATCTGCGCGATCGACGCCGTGACCGGCGACGCCAGTTGCGCGGTGAACGAGACGTTGGCGGCCGCCGCGATCGTCCCCGTGACCGTGATGGTGGTCGCGGTGTTGCTCACGATGGGGAAGAGAACGCCCTCGTCGGTGCCCTCGTGGATGGTCAGCGTACCGCCCGCGTAGGCGTTGACGGTCATGCCCCCTTCGGCCGTCGTGAGCACGCTGGCGCCGCCTGGGGCCGAGCCATCGACGCCGGAGTGGGTACCGACGTCCACAACGATGCCGAACAGGCGATTCGTGCCGCTGTCCACGTCGCGGCTGTAGGCCTGGTCGAAGTACCGGATCTGGATGGCCGTGTACGGCAGGGACGCCGCGACGGTGCCGTCGCTGTCCGTGATCTTCAGGTCGGTGCCCGTGCTGATCGGGAACCGGTAGGCGATCGAGTCCATTGCCGTGACGCCGATGTCCGTCAGCGTCGCCTTGCCGTAGAGCTGCTGGTACTCGCGCGCGAACAGCGCGAAGTACGACCTGCGGTCGTAGTCGTCGTTCTCGCTGTAGTTGCCGTCGCCGTCGTCGTCGCGCAGGATCTGCACGGCCTGGTTGATCTGGCCGGTCAGCTGCACGTTCACGGCGGCCCCGCCCGTGCTCTGCTGGTAATAGAGCTGGTCGTTCGTCTCGATGCTGCCGAGGCCGATGACCCCCGCCCACTTCTGCGTCACGTTGCCGGACGTGTTCTTGACCGTCCAGCCGGCATCGCGGATGAGGTACCGCGCTGCGTCGTCGTAGAAGTCCCACCCGTCGCCGAACTCGAAGCTCTCGTCGGTGATGGGAGTGAGCGGGAACGGGTAGGCGGCGAGGTTCTTCGAGTTGGGGTCGTTCTTCCACTCCTCCTTGAGGAAGGAGTACAGGCACTTCAGCGTGACCCCGTTCTCGTTCTGCACGCCCAAGTTCGACAGGTCGCCGACGACCGTGAGCCGGATGGTCTTCGTCGCAGGGTTGATGAAGACCTCGGTGGCGCCGGTAAACGACGCCTCGTCGGCCAGGAGGTCAGGGTCGGTGATCTTTGCCATTGGGGCACTCCGCAACTCAGGACCCGGTCACGCCGGGATCGGGTTCACCAGCGCAGCTTCACGGCCAGCGGCGGCTCCAGCGTCGCCGCGATGCGTGCCAAGACCTGCAGCACCACCTGGCGCTGTTCGTTGGCCGAGGCGAGCTCGGCCTTCATCGCGTCGAGGTCGCCCCGGATCGCCACCAACTCGGCGACGACGTCCACGTCGGGGTCCTCGTCGGGCGGATCGGGGTCGTCGTCCGGCGGGTCGAGGATGACGCCGAGGTGATTCGTCGCGACAACCGGGATGAACGTCTGGCCGGTCAGGTCGTGCTCGAGCGGCGGGTAGACGGCCAGCTCCGGGGCGCCCGTGCCGCTGCCGCGCAAGATGTCGTAGCCCACGAAGGGGAGCTGGGTCGCCACCGCGTCTTTCGAGGGCGGCCGATCAGCGCCGGCGCGCTTGTGGCCCCAGGCCACCCCGTGGCTGTAGGCGAGCTGCTCGGCGAGGCGCCGCGTCCACCCGCGGCAGGCCTCCTCATGCGCGGCGACCAGACTCGCGGCCGTGTCGGGGCCGAACGGGGCCGCCGGACTCGCCGGCGGCGGGAACGCCTGCGCGAAGTCCTGGACCGTCTCCCACACCTGCGCACTCATCGCCATCGGCACGCCTCCTGCGGACCTACCCAGGTCACCATCGCGCACACCACGCAGTAGAGCCACCCGAGCGGATCGCGCTCGAGCAGGGTGGCGTCGTCGTTGCCGCAATGCGCGCACGTCATCAGTGCCACCACTTCTGCGCCAGCATCTGCGCGACCAGCACGATGATTCCACCAATGACCGTCGCGACGCCCACCAGCACGGCGCGCATCTGCTGGTCGAGCCGGCGCTCCATGAGCAGGCCATCCACGTCTTTGCGCACCTGGGCGACCAGGTTGCAGGACTCCTGCCGATGCGCGAGAGATTCGAGCTTCGCGACGGCCACGTCATGGCGCCGCACCGTGCCGTTGATCGCCTTCACGTCGTGGTGGATCTCTAACAGTCGTTGCTCGAGCCAGGCCCATCGGGGGTCATCCGCCATCGCGCGCTCCTCGCGGTCGTCAGGGAGGGTCATACGCCCACCTGCCGGAGCAACCGCGCGCGGGCTTCCTGCCGTGCGAACGCGGCCTCGAACGGGACACAGCGGCCCGACGCGGCGCAGCGCGCGCACACGACGTCCGCGCAGCGGCTACACCAGCCGCTGGACTGCAGGGGCGCGCCCGGCCCGACCGCCACGACCGCCGTGCAGTGCACGCAGTGGACCGTGTCGGCTTCGCGCTCGACGCCGGCCTCAGACGTCACGACCAGGTAGCCGCGGCGCTGCGCCATCAGAGCTCCTCGAAGTGCACGGTGGACACGACGTCGATTTCCGGGGCCACCGGTGTCAGGATCGCCAGCCCGTAGCTCGTGGTGGCAGGGGTGATGAGCCCGCCGCCAGGCCCCGCCCACCAGCGCAGCGTGGCCCGCTGGTGACACGCCTCGCTGAGCAGGATCTCGCTCACTGTCGGGTTGGCCGTGAGGTTCTCCCTCGCCGTCGCCGTGGCGATGAGGTCCGCATCGTCCAGGGCGCGGATGGTCACGGAACTGCCCGTCCCGGTGGTCGAGCACCGCTTCACCTGGACATGCGCCGCGGCATCCGCCGGCGTGCCGATGAACCCGAGCGAAAGGTAGGTCCAGCGGGTGCGCCGCTGGCTGCTCGACGCCGTGATATTGCCGACGGCGTAGGTCGTGTCTGCGGTGCGTGCGAACGTCGCTGCGTACATCGCCATTGTCGGTGTCTCCTTAGCTCAAGACCTCGGCGGGCGGGGCCGCCAGGCCAGGCCGCCAGGCCTCCCACGGGTCCGCCCACATGACCGGCGCGCCCTCGTCGCCCTGTGGCACCCCACCCGTGCTCGCCGCTTCCTCGGCCTCCACGACCGCCACGATGCCGCCCACATCGACCGCGGTGATCTCGATCGCGTAGGTGCGCGGGTCCACCGACCACCGGTGCACCATCCAGACGCGATCCGGCCAGCCGGCGTCGTGGTCTAGCGTGAAGAGGGCCCCAAGGTCCAACTGGAACCCGACGCACGGGGTCGTGCGGAACGTGACCTGGCGGGCGGCCGTCAGCGCCAGCCAGCGCACCGCGACCGCGCGGGCGGCCGGGCTCACCGTGACCCCGTCCCAGTTCGTGAGGAACGGCAGGTCGAGGTCGCGCTGCGGTTGCGTGGTGGCGCCGATGACCTCCGACCCGGCCCAGTCATACTCCGCGCCCTGCGGCGCACGGAAGGCCCGCACCTTCACGGTGTGCACCCGCTCACGGGCGCTTGGGATCGTCGGGGTGAAGCTTTCGCGCAGCACATCCGTCGCGGTCGAGACGGCCAGCGGCGAGCCAAAGGACACCGGCACCGCGACGACGGCGTACTGGCCGGATTGATTGACGCCCAAATAGGCGCCGGCGGAGCGGGCGAAGTCCGCGAGAATCTGCCGCATCGACTGGGCCCGGTCGAGGGCCACGTAGCCCTCGTAGCCGCCGGTCACGCGCAAGGCGGCCTCGGCCTTCAGCGTGTAGAACGACGTCGCATCGACCATGGCGACGCCGTTGACCGTGGGCATCGGAAGCAGCGCGCCCGACTGCCACTCGCGCAGCGTCGCGTAGGACGTGCCGGGTGGGGGCGGGATGATCTCGCCGCAGACGTAGTTGACCAGGAAGACCAGCCACTGCTCGAAGAGGTCGCTGATGTAGTCGCCCCCGATCCCGTCGCGCGTCCACCCCTTGACGTTGACGCCGAGGCGCGTCGTGCCCGCCGCGCAGGCATCCGGCAGGGTGCCGCGGCCGTAGAGACAGCAGTAGTCACGACCGTTGTAGGTGCGGGCGAGCTCCGCGCCGCAGGCGGTGGTCCAACCGGCCTCTTTCGGCGCCAGCCAGACCGTGCCGAAGTCGGCATCGCCAGGCACCAGGACGGCGCGGTCGCTGCCGGCCTCCGTGCCGGTCACCAGCGCCGTAATCCGATCGCAGGCATGGCCCGCGACCACCCATTCGTGCCACGTGAGGCCGTCCATGAGGACGCGCGTCCCCACGTAGACGGGCTCGATGAGGCCCCGCGCGTCGGTGGCTTCCGACCCGCGGTAGTCCGCGACGTAGCCGAAGAACACCGGGACCGGGCCGCCAAGCACAGACGCCGCCGCGTTGGGGAAGTCGGTCAGCGAGATCGTGCGCGACGGGAACTGCCGGTCCCGGCCGTCGGGACTGGTGAGCATCGCCGCCGCCGCATCACGCAAGGACACGATGACGCGGTAGTCGCCGGTCTGCTGGACGTCCAGCACCTGGCCCGCGAACAACGTACGCGCGGTCACGCGGGCCGCCCGCCCCGCCGGGCTCACCCAGCGCAGGGTGGCGGCCGTGCCGACCTGGCTGCGCGCCAGCTCGAGCGCCCGCAGCGATCCGTCGATGTCCGACAACTCGACCGTCGTCCTGGCCGCCTCCCAGTCGCCGTCCAGCGAGGACAGGGCCCTGGCGCACGCGGCCCACGACAGCACGAGCGGGCGCTTGTGGCCGCTGTAGTAGCTAGGCGGATCAGGGAGTGACTCGTCAGAGAACCCGCGCACCACGGTGGTCATGGCACCACCTCGGTCGCCCACTCCAGCCAGGTGTGAAAGCCCGGCTTCCCGCAGGGGTCTTCGCCGAGGTCCGCAGGGCCGTCGTCGTAGAGCCGCCGCGAGACCCGCAAGAGGGCCAGGACGTAGACCGCACCCACGCGGGCCTCGGACGGGTCGCGCGTCAGTGCGAGCACGTATTCGGCGCCGACGCGCGTCTCGATGGCCCCGGCTTCGCCCTGCGTCAGCGCCAGGACGTATTCGGCGCCGACGCGGTTCTCGACGTCCTGCTCAGTGATCGCCGACGAGAAGCTCAGGTAGCCCGCGAGCGTCGTCTCGTCGCCGGCCGCGGTGAGGTCGTTTACCGGCGGGCCGCCCGCGTCGAGCTGCGTCCCGTACCAGAGCGTGCCCGTGTACGAGGTGGTGACGGAGTTGCGGGCGGCGAACCCGATCTCGACGACGAGGCGGTCCCCCGCGGAGATGGCGAGGGAACTCAGGGCCTGGGCGGCGTTGAGTGCCCACCCCTGCGCGGTCGTCGGCCATTCGTTCGTGCCGCCGGCCTCGCGATAGTCGCTCAGGAGCGTGCCGCGCGGGGTATCGCTGTCGCCCTGCGTGACGTAGACGTGCAGGTGCCAGTGCCCGTCCATCGACGTGCTGGACTCGCGCACGCCGAGGACGACGTCCAGGTTGCCGGAAATGGTCTGCGCCGCCAGCGGCCCAGAGACGCCGCGGTACAGGAGCACATCGTATTCGGTGGTCGCGTTCGTCTCGGCGCGAGCCACGGACGTAATGACCCCGCCCCACTCCTTGCGCGAGTCCAAGCCATTCGTGACGGCGCCGCCCGTGTCATCCCACGCCCCGCGGATCGTCGCGGGGGTGTAGGGCGCGGTGCGCGTCGTCAGGTAGAGCTGGGTGAACGTCGCCATCGTCGTCTGGGGCTACGGAGCGTTACGAGACCTTTTCGTAGCCGACCTCCATGCCATTGAAGTCCGTCTCGGTCCACGGCAGGTCTGTGCTGGGATCGGTCATGAGCGGTAGGTCGCTGAGGTGCCGCGCGTTCGCGCTGCCCTCCGACGGCGCGACTGCGGTGGTGCTGGCGTAGTCGGTCGTCCCGCGGCGCACAACGGTCTTGATGAGCGCGCTGCCCGGCTCTTCCTTCCAAGCGTAGAGCACGGGCGTGACAGCGATGATTTCCGCCCCCGTCTCCTTCAGCGCCTCCAGCGCCATCGTGTCCTTGTTGCCAACCGTGGCGGTGCCGTTGTAGTCGGTTGCACTAACGGGCACCTCCTCGATCGTGGCGTACTGCACGGCGCCCGTAGACCGGGTCCAGTCGCTGCTGTTGCCGTCGCCGTTCAGTTGGTGGAAGTCCGTCTGACACTCACCCACCGGCGACAGGTCGTCGTCGGCATCGTCCGCGACGTAGACATCGGTGTGCTTTACCCCGTAGGTGGCGTTCCCAGCGTTGAACGCGACCGTCGTCCAGGCTGTCTCCCCAGTGACGTTGCAGGTGTCTTGCCCGGTCAAAGACAGCACAGAGACCCCATTGACAAACACCTCCACGCTACCAGCCGTCTCGTCGATGGTGAAGACCATTTCAATGAAATACCGCGTCAGCGCGGCCAGCACGCCCGCCGCGCTCGTGCCAAGCGTGGTTCCGCTGTAGATGCTTCGCGCGACCCGGAGCGACCCATCATTCCGCATCCCGAGGCTGAGGTGCCCGGTGCCGCTTGGGTGTCGTATTTCAAATATCGTGTTCAACCTGTCGTCCGAGCCTGATAAGCCCTTCACGTAGACCCTAGAGCCGACCACCCCTGATGAGGCGGATGGGTTGACAGCTACTATGAACCCACCGAATGAGGAGGCCGTCCCCGCAGTGGTGGTGTACTCCTTCGCACCCGTGCGGGGCGTATCTGCAGCGAGGGTGCCTGACGACACCGACAGGAACCGTGTCGCCATGTCCGTGGTGTCGGCGTATTGCCCGAGCCCGTCGTGGAAGAGCACACTCGGCATCGTCGTCTCCTACAGCGGCTCCCCGCGCACGTCCTCGACGAACTCCACGTCGAGCGCATGCAGCTCGGGATACTCACTGGTGGCTCGGAACTCGCGCGCCCACGTCACCCACCAGGCGTCGTTCACGCTCGCATCCGGCACCCACAGCCCACTCAGCACCTCGCGCCGCGCGGCCCGGAACCACGCGCGCACGCTCGCCAGCTCCGACGACGACAGCGCCAGCGCGCCCTCCCAGCGCCGGCGCCTGACGCGCCGCTCGTAGACGTGCCGGATGCCGTATTCGGTCTCGTGCACAATCGGCGTGAAGTCGTCCACCGTCTCGAACCCGGCTCGGTACGTGCGCGCAAGGGTGCGCTTCGTCGCGGAGAGCCAGACCTCGCCGAGCCCGATTACCGTGCCGTTGGTGCCGGCGAACTTCAGCCGCCAGTACCGATAGCTGCGCGGCGAGACGGCGCTCAGGTCCAGCCAGGGGCATACGCGCTGTCCGTCCTCTGACGTCGTCGGCAGCGTGAGCGTCTGGTCAATACTGGGGCTCGTCCAGGCGTCGGTGGCGTTGCCTTGGACCTTGCACGAGGTGAGCGCGGCGCACTCCGAGAGGTGCCCGAGGCTCACCACGGTCACCTCACGCGCGGACCCGAGGTCGAACACAAACGACGCTTCCCCCGCCGCCACGGTCACTTTCGCCGGCGTCCAGAGCGTCCCATCCACTAGGTTGCTCGCGGGGTAGTCAGAATCGGCCGTGCCGGTGCTGACCGATGCCGAGATACTGATGCTCCGGCTCCAGTTGTCGTCCGCGCGCTGGTAGACCGCCGTCGGGGCCGCCATTACACCACCCCCAGGGCGTCGCGGAGCTGCACGCGCGCGCCGGAGAAGTTCCCGCGCAGCACCGAGGTCAGCCGCGGGATGATGCGCGTCTCGAGCGTGCGCTCGAGGTCGGCCCCGTCCATGACCTCCACCTGGATGGTGACCTGCGTCCCGCCCAGGCCGACGTCCTGCGCGCGGTCGAGCGGGACGATCGCTTCGGTCCCGTGCAGCATCGCGAGGGTGCCGCGGCCGAAGTCTCCGACGCCGCCGGTGGCGAATCCAGGCAGGTCGTCTGGACGAACAGCCCGGTCTTCCGGCGTCTCCACCTCGAACTCCACCGGCACCCGGATGCGCGGCATCCGGCTCGCCACGTCTTCAGCGATGCCCGGCAGCGCGCGGAAGGCGTCAGGGATCGTGGCGCCGAGCGCGTCGCCGATGGCGATGAGGACATCCAGAATCTTCTGGTTCACGTCCTTCATGTTCGCGCCCACGAGCCCCTGCTCCTCGGCCTGCTTCAGCAGCGCCGCGGTCGCCTCGTCGGTGACGAGCCCAAACTTCGCCTGCGCTTCCCAGAGGGATTGGAGCGTCGGCTGCATCAGCGCCATCGCCTGGTTCGCACTGACGCCGTTGGCGGTGATGGCCGCGAACTGCGCGCCGACGTCGGTCGCGAGCTGCTGGAAGATGTCGCCCGTGAGCGCGCCAGCGTCGCGTAGCCCGATGAGGATCTGCCGGTCGGCCTCGACCGCCGCGAACGCCGTGCTGTTGGCTTCCACCGCGGCGCTGATGCCGAGGAGCTGCGCGACGGCTTCGCTGGCCGTGAAGCCCATCTGCGTCTGCGCAGCGGCGAGAGCGTCGATCGCCGGCTTGAGCGACTGCAGCGTCGCCAGCAGGCCGTGCTCCTTGACGCCCACCGCGAAGGCCGCCAGCGCGAACGTCGAGACGCGCCCGAACTCAGCCTGCGACGCGGTGCCGGCTTCCACCGCCGCCGTGAAGGCCCCGAGGCGCGCGTTGACGCCCTCGGTCGCCATCGCGATGCCCGCGAGCTTCGTCTCGTGCTGGGCGAGCGCCTGGTTCAGCGCGTTGACCTGGCGCGTCACGTCCTCGGGTTTCTTCGCGTTGAACAACTTGTCGAGGCTGAACCCCGCCGCGTCCGCGCGAGACTTCAGCGCCTCGAGGCCGCCCGCCTGCTCGACGAACTGGTCGCGGAGCGCCGTCGCTTCCTTCGCGAGTTGCTTCTTTTTGTTGCCGAACAGGCCCCCGAAGAGTTTCCCGAGCGCGCTCCCGGCGAGGCCGCCGAGGATGGTGCCAACGCCCGGCAGAATGGACCCCAGCGCACCGCCGGCGAACTTCCCGAGCGCGCTGCCGGCGAGCTTGCCCGCGAGGCTCTTTCCGAGACCGCCGAGGAGGTCGCCGCCAAGCAGGCCGCCGAGCGACTTCCCGACGCCGCCCCCGCCCGTGAAGGCCGACATCACCGTGGAGGCGATCTTCCCGCCGTAGGCGGCCGCGCCGCCGCCCCCGCCGAAGAGCGAGGACAGGAACCCGCCCTTGCCTTGCGTGTCCGTGAACGTGGGCGCGGTCAGGAGCGACCCGCCCATGAAATCGCGACTCAGGAGGTCAGGCAGATCGCTGGCGAGTAGGTCCGTCGGCGTCACCATCGGCGCGGTCATCAGCGCCTTGCCGAGGCGGTCAGTGGACTCCAGCGCGCGCCGCGTCGCCTGCTCCGTCGCGATCCACGCGGCCGGCGCGACCTGGCCGAGCGCCGCCATCTTCGCGATCGCGACGCCGAGCACGCGGTTGTATTCCTCCGTCTCGTCGCCGGTGAGCCGCGTCACGCCGCCAATGCGCTGCACCGTCGCGACCCACTGCTTCGCCTCGGCGAGGACGTCCGCACCCGACAGCCGGCCCCAGAGTGGGTTCGCGACGCCACCACCCCCGCCGCCCGTGCCCGCCCCGCTCCCCGCGCCGGCGGCCGGGCCGAAGGGCGTCATCAGCAGGTCGAAGGCGTCGCCGGCCGGCAGGCCGAAGCTGGGATTCGGGTTCGTCGCCAGCCGCGGACGCGCGACCGTGGGCGCGCGGAACTCGGGATGGCGGCTGGCGATGACGAGGAGCGCATCCGCGACCGACACGCCCTGCAGCCGCGTCAGCGACCAGAACTCCACCGACTCGGAGAGTGAGATCCCACCGATGCGCAGGTACTTCTCGAGGAGGCTGCCGATCGTCCACCCGCCCGCGGCAGCGGCCCCGACCATGCCAGCCTTCCCCAGCATGCCGAGCCCAGCCCCCCCCGCCGCGCCCGCCCCGCCGGCCGCCGTCTGCGCCGCGCCAGCCAGGCCCGCCCACTTCGCCAGCTCGCGCCAGAACCCGATCAGCCCGGCGCCCGCGCGGATGATCGCGCCGAAGCCCATGAGCAGGGGCCCGATTGCCGCGGCCACGAGCCCGAACTTCACGACCGCGCCCTGCACCGCCGGCGGCAGGTCCGCGAACCACGTCACCGCGTCGGCCACCGCCGCGAGCACGTCGCGCAACGCGGGGAGCAGGTTGCGAAGCGCGGGAATCAGCGCCGCGCCGAACTCGATGCCGACGTCGGTCACCTCGTTCTTCAGCAGCGTGAGTTGGCTCTCGAACGTCTTGTAGCGTTCGGCCGCCTCGCGCGCCAGCGCGGTATTCTGCGCCCAGGCGCCGTTGCCGAGGTCCACCGAGCGCCGCAGGAGATCGCCGGCGCCGGCCAGCGACAGGAACGACCGGATCAACCGCTGGTCGCTCATGTCGAGGTCTTCGAGGATCTTGAACGCCTTGTCGCCCGACGTCCCGAGGCCCTCGACGAACCGCGTGAAGGCCTCCGCGGGATTGTCCTTGAACAGCGTGCGGAAGGCGTCGGCCGTGAGCCCAGCCGTCTGCGCGAAGATCGTGAGGTCGCCGTTCGCGGTCGCGACCGCCTCGGTCATCGAGAGCAGCACCTTCTGGGTGGCGGTGCCGCCGGCTTCCGCTTCCACGCCGACCGACGAGAACGCCGCGCCGATGCTCATGATCTCGGCCTCGGCGAGCCCCGCGAGCGCGCCCGCGCCGGCGATCCGGAGGCCGAAGTTCACGATGTCCGCTTCGGTCGTGGCGAGGTTGTTGCCTAGGGCGACGATGGTGGAGCCGAGCCGGTCGAAATCGCCCTGCGACATCGTCGTGATGTTCGCGAACTGCGCGAGCGCCGTAGCGCCCTGATCGCCGGCGAGGTTCGTCGTCACGCCCAGGTCGGCGATAACACGAGTGAAGTCGAGGATCGCGGACTTGTGGATGCCGAGCTGGCCGGCGGATTCGCCGATGCGGTTCAGCTCGTTCACCCCGACGGGGATCTCGCGCGCCATGGCACGGAAGCCCGCCGCGAGCTTGGCGAACTCAGGCTCGGTGGCGTTGACGGTCTTGCGCACGCCCGCGAAGCTCGACTCGAACTTCGTCGCCGCGGCCACCGCCCCCGCCCCGATCGCCGCGAGCGGCAGCGTGAGGCCCGTCGTCAGCTTCGACCCGATCGCCTGGAGGCGGCCGCCGAGACGGTCATACGAGCGTTCCAGCGACCCGAGCTGCTTCTCGAAGTCGGCGACGCTCGCGGTGACCCGCACGCTCAGGGTGGCGACAGTCCCCATCGGTGTGCCTTCAGTCCTCCGTGCGCGCCCGCTTCGCCGTCGCGCCGCTCGCCTGGACCTTGCCGAGGAGCTTCTCGGGTGTCAGCTTCTTCTTCGTGTGCGGCGCGAGCACGTAACACGCGAGCCACGCCGTGCGGTACCACTCCCGCTCTGCCCGTCGCGCGGCCGCCGCGACCGCTTCCTGCAGCTCATGCGGCGTCCCGCGCCAGAACTGCCCATGCGTCCACCCCGCGTCGAGCGCGGCCGGCAGCGCCTGGTCGAGGTAGGCGCGGACGCCCGCTACGCGCCCGCCGTCGCGTGCCCCTCCGTGGCATCGTCATCCTCGGGCGCGTCACCGGCCGCCTCCCCCGCCGCCGCGTCCCGGATGAACCCCGACGCGCGCAGCGCGTCCAGGACGACGTCCGCGAGCTGCTCGAGCGTGCGGCCCTGGTCGAGCCAGGCCTGCGCGCACTCGCCCGCCCGGACGAGCGTCATCTTCGGGTCTTGCCACCGCAGCCCGAACTGCAACAGCAGCCGAATGCCGTGGAAGCTCTGCCCCGTCATCAGCTCCCCGAGGCCCTTCCCCGAGACGACCTCGAGGTCGGCCAGGTCATTGTGCCGGTACCGGAGCTTCCGCGGCTTGTCGAGGGTGATGAGGATGTAGGGCTGCGACACGTCACACACTCCTATGCAGGTGAGTGGTCCGCGCGCAGCCCCCGGTCATCAGGCGAAGGTGCCGCGCGTCACGCCGGCGGAGACCTGCAGCTCCGCACTGAACGTGGTGACGTCGTTGATGCCGCTCGACGTCTCGTAGCTCGTCAGGATGGCCTCGCCGGAGAACTTGATGTCCCCGGTCGTGCCCCCCTCCGGCCCGTACTCGAAGGAGACCGTCGCGGCCTGGCCGAGAATGCCCGCCAGGTAGCCGTCCACGGTCGGGTCCCAGTTGCCCTCGATCGAGATCGTCGCGTCGCCGAACCCCGCGAGGAACGTCTTGGCCGTCGCCCCGAAGGTCGTCGTCTCGGCGAGCTCCTGGCTGCGCGGGAAGCTGACGCTCGTCAGGTACGCGGAGATGTCCCGCAGCGTCGCGCCGCTGTCGTCGAGCTTGAAGACCGTGTTCTTGCCGTGCGAAAACGCCATCATCCCCCCCAGTCCACGGGTGTGTGTCTGTGGGGCTCTGCACGCCGGCCCTCATCGTCGGCACTCCGGGTGCCTGCATGGTTCCGCCTCCTTACGTCCGCGCGAGCGCCACGACGAAGGTGTACGACGGGGTGCCGCCGCCGATCGTCCAGCTCGCCCGCGTGTACCGCCGCACCGTGCCCGCGATCGTGATGCGCTCCGAGGCCGGCACCGCACCGACCTGGGTGAAGGTGCCGATGGTGGCCCACCCCGTCGAGCCGTCGGCGCTGTCCTCAACGATCACGTCGAGCGTGTCGCCGGCCGAGGCCGCCGTGACGTGCAGGTGCGCCACCGCCCCGCCCGTCGTCGCCGCGCCGCCGTCCACCGCCGTGTCGTTGCCGGTGGCCGTCTCCGCTTCGAGCGCGTGCAGCACCGTCCCCGTGCGCACCGCGCCGGAGGCCTGGAACTCGGCCGAAACCGACGTGACGTCGCTGATGCCGGCGCTGACCTCGTAGCTGGTGTGCTTCACCGCCGCGAGCTCGGCCACCTCGCCTGGCGCCGTGAGGCCGCTGCGCGCGATCGTGAGCGCGTGCGTGCCGTCGGCCGCGATGGCCGCCGCGAACACCTCGTCCACCGCATCGGGGGCGCCGTCCCAGTAGCCCTCGGCGCTGATGGTGCCGTCACCGAACCCCGCGAGGAACGTCTTGGCCGTCGCCCCGAAGGTCGTCGTCTCGGCCAGTTCCTGGCTGCGCGCCACGGAGCAGGCATTGAGGAACGGCGACAGGTCGGTGTCGTTGAAGAGGACCCGGGTTGATTTTCCGTGGGCAAAGGCCATCGCTCACTCCAGTCGTTCGCCGCACCCGCGGCAGACCCAGACAGGGGCCGCGCCCCCCATGCCACTCACGTCCACGCGTGCGTCGGCGTGCTGGCGCGCACAGCGGTCGGGCGGCACGGCCGCGCACGTCGCGGGCAGCGGGGGCTCTGCCGCGCGCGGCAGCGCGGCCGCCTCGACCACCGTCCGCGCCATCTGCACCTGCCCCAGCGCGAGCCGCAGTTGCGCCTCAATCAGCGTCAGGTGCGCGTCGAGACTCATCACACGTGCACCCGCACACGGAACCGCGCCGCGATGTGCCGCTGCTCGACCTTCTGCGGGTATTCCAGCAACACCCGCGTGTCGTCGAGCTCACAGCAGACGCTCCCGTAGCCCGTAACCGTCAACGCCGCGTGGTGCAGGAGCGCCATCACGCGGTCGAGAATTGTCAGCGCCTCACTGTCGCCGGCGTACCGGCTGTAGATATGGCACGTCACGCGGCAGTCGGCCCCGAGCCCCACCGAGGGCCCGCCCATCGTCTCCCACGGCACCTCGGTCGCCGTCCCGACAAACGCGAACGGGTACGGCACGTCGTCCGCAATGTCCCCCACGACGGCGCAGAGGCCCGTGAGGGTGACGTCGGCCGACAGCACGCCGAAGATCGCCGCCTGAATCGCTAGCAGCGCCGTGCCGGGCATCAGAGGAACCTCCCGCCAGGGCCGTAGTCGCGGTCGATCTGCGCAACGGCCGCGGTGACGCGGCGGACGAAGTCCTTCTGCTCCTGGTCCACCGAGGGCCGCATGAACGGCTGGTGGTTCGGCGAGTACTCGTTGAAGAGCGCGACCTCGGCTTCCGCCGGCGCGTTGAGGATGCCGGCCCGGCCGGTGAGTCCCTGGCGCCGCGGCGGCGCGCTCTCGACGGCGCGATACATGTCGCCCGTGAGGTAGGCGATCTCTCGGACGCGCGCCTTCATCCGCTGCTCCACGGCGAACGTCGTGACCGTGATGGCGTACGAGAGGTCCGCGCGCGCCTCCTTGGGCGCCTCCCGTAGGAACCGCGCGAAGCTGCCGTTCACGTCCTCGAGCGCGGTGAGCCGGCGGCCGCCACGCGCCACGGTGCGCCCCGACGTCAGGAACGCCTGGGCTCGCAGCGCCATCACGCCACCTCCGCGCAGTGAAGGACCAGGTCGCGGTGCCGGTTCTCGTTGTCGATGACGACGAGGACCGTGTAGGTCTTCCCCTCAGAGACGACCTGCTGCTCTGCGGCGACGTCGGGCCGGTACCGGATCGTGATGACGGTGAGGACTTCCGCCTTCTGCGACCCGACGACGAACGGCTGCGGCTCGACCGCGGCCCAGACCGTGGCGTAGGTCGTCCAGACCTGCGTCCGGCCGCCGAGCGCATCGACGACGAGGGCCGCCGACTGGAGCGCGACGCGCTTCCGGAGCTGCCCGGCGCCCTTGCGAATGGGGCCCAGCGGCATGGCCTACATCACCCACAGCACCCGGTACGGCTGCACCAGGTAGTGATAGCCCAGCGGCGTCTCGATGAACTGGCCCGCGAACTGGGTGACGAGGACCTCCTCGCGGTGCTCGTAGAGGGACGCGATGAGCAGCAGCATCGCCTGCCGGAGCGGCGCCGGGACTGCCGCCGCGGCCCCGTAGCCGGCGACGTAGCGGACCACGAAGGCGTTGACGCTGCGCAGGTCGGTCGGCCAGGCCCCCGCCGTCGTGAGCACGAGGCGCCCGGGCTGGCTGATGACGTCCACGAGGTAGTTGGTCGCCGCGAGCACGGCCGGCGTGCCCGCGTCGTTGTAGCTGGTGACCGACGAGACGGAGATGAGCGGCGGCGCCGGCAGGTCGAGCGTCGTGCCGGGCGGCGCCGAATCCCACCACGCCTCCCAGGTCTGCGTGATGAGCGCGCGCCCGGTGTCGGCTTCGACGCGGAGCCGGGCCGTCGTGATGAGCTGCTCGAGCAGCGCCGCATCGTCGGTGGTGTCCAGGCGCAGGTGCGCCATGACCTCCGCGATCGACAGCGGTTCCTCGGTGGGCCCGGTCACCAGCGTGCGGCGCGCGCGCGCGTTGAACTCAGCGGTCTCCACGAGCCGGCCCCATGAGGTAGTTGAGCGTCTTGCAGTCGCGGCACTTCACTTCGAGCGCCGCGGCCGGGGCGAGCGCCGCGGCGGTGAGCTTCAGCAGCAGCCGCTGACACGTGCGGCAGCGGAACGACTCCCAGGGGAGTTCCCACCAGGGCGTCGTGGACGAAGCCAGCGGGGCCGCCGCCCCGGCCCCTCTTGCGGTGCTGGCAGGGTTTGGCGCGACCATGGGTTGCGCCTGGGCGGAATGGGCCATGGTCAGCCCCGGCCCTTCGCGCGCGGCTTGACTGCGCGCTCGGGCACGCCCCGCATGGCGGTTTCGACCGCGCGCGCCGGCACGGGGGCGGCGGTCTCGACCCACGTCGCGAACCCGGCGGCCACGAGACGGGCCGCCGAATCCGCGTCACAGGAGTACAGCTCGCCCGCGGCGTGCGCGAAGTCGATCCCAGCGAGGCCGACCAGAAGACGGACCTGCGGCATGGGGGCCTCAGGCGTTCTTCAGGTGCACGGCTGCGGACGCCAGCGCGAGCTTGCCGTCCGTGCGCTTGAAGATCCGGAACCCGACCTGGCCGGTCACGGCGTAGACCTCGTTGAGGCGCTGCATCCCGATGGCCTGCCGGTCGCCGATGTAGTAGTAGCCGAGGTCCCCGAAGACCGCGACCTTGGCACCAGTCGCAATGGTCGGCATGTAGCTCGACGCGACAACGGGCCGCCCCAGCAGCCGGTCAGGCTCGCCCGCCACAAGGCCGGGCTGCCAGAGATACGTCTTGTCGCCCGAGACGCCCGTGACGAGCTTGCGGATCGCCTTGATCGTGCTGTCGTGCATCAGCCACACCGCCTTCATGCGGTAGGGCCGCGCCAGCGCGTGGTAGGTGTCCACGAGCTCGTCGGCGGTGATGGCGTTCGTCGCCGACGCCGTCTTGCCGAGGCTGGAGCCCCCGACGATGCCGGTGGGCTTGCCGGAGCCGTCGCCATCGACGAAGGCCGCCTCCTCGAGCGCCGCGATGCGCCGCGCGAACTCGGTGGCGAGGAACGCCTCGAGCGGGAAGGCGCTGTCGTTGAGCAGCTCTTCGCTCACCTTGATCAACGTGGTCGCCTTGTAGGCGCTGAGCGTCACCTGGCCGAAGGTCTCGTCGGACACCGTGTAGGTGCCGTTCTCCGCGAGCCAGGTCGCCGATCCGTGCGTCGAGACGGCCGGGATCGACAGCGTGCCGCTCGTGGTCTCGAAGACCGTGGCGTACTGCCGCATCACGTTCTCCTCGTTCAGCGCCATGATGAGCTGGCGCCGGAAGTCGGAGGGCACCACGTAGCCGCCCTGGGTGTTGGTGCCGACGACCAAGTCGCGTCGGTCGAAGTCGCCGCCGCGCACGTAGGCCCAGAAGGCCGCCCGGTGCCGCAGCTCGTCGGCCGTGATGTCACCCATCGCCGCCCGGCCCGCAACCGGGCCCCGCGACGCCACGTCGGCCTCGGCGGCCGCCAGGCGCTCGTGCCGCTTGATCTCGGCGCGCTTGGCGTCGTAGTCCGCCATCAGCGCGTCGTAGGTCGCACTCTCCTCGGCCGTGAGCGCCCGCGTCTCGCGGTCGGCCACGGAGAGGATCTGGCGAGCATCGTGGAGGAGCTTGCCAGCTTCCTCGCGCAGTCGCTCCAGCATGTTCCTTCTCCCTGTCAGTCGATTCGGCCGGATCGCGTCCAGCTCTCCCCTCACCGAGTGGCGTGCGCCGCCTCGAGGCGCGCGTGCCACGCCAGCCGACGCGCCAAGGTGTCGGAGACGGCCGCCGGCGTGGGCGCGGTCGGCACCGCACTGGCGGCCCGCGCCGCATCCCGCGCGCTGACGCTCGTCTCCTCGTACGCCGGATACGTCACCGGCGAGACATCGAACAGTTCGACTTCCCGAATCACCCGCAGCGGTTTCCCGTCACTGCGCACTGTGAACGGGTCCGCCTGCGTGACGCGGAACCCGAAGCTGCTCTGCGTCACGTCGCCCCGTGACACTTTCGCCAGCACGCGCTGCGCGTCCGGGTCGGTGGGGTTCAGGTCCACCTCGTAGCGGAGGCCGCGCGCATCCTCGGTCAGCCGCAGCGTGCCGTTCGCAACGCGCCCGAGCAGCAGCGACGGGTCGTGGTTGAAGAGCGCGCGCACGTCGTCGGGACGCGCCAGGGCCGCCCGGAAGGCCCCAGGCGCAATGCGCTCGACGAACAGCCCCGCGATCTCGGCCTCCGTGTCGAACAGGGCCGCGTACCCGCTCAGGACGCGCAGGTCCTGGCCCTCGGCCGTGCGCAGCTCCACACCCGCGCCCCCGCTCCGGACCTCGCGGTCCCCTGCGCCGCCGTGTCTGACGTCACGTTCGTTCATGCCGCGACCTCCGTGGGTCTCGTGGTGGTCGGTGCGGACGCCGGCGCCTGGCCGGCCGGGACCATGTTCAGGGGCCGCAGGTAGGTATCCCCGACGCCATCCGGCAAGGGGTTGAGATCCTCAAACCCGCGCACGTCATCGGGCGAATACCAGCCGTGCTGGATGCCGATCGCGTAGGCCTCGAACCGCGACTTCACGTCGCCGCGCAGCAGTCCGTTTACGACGAACTTGACGGTGTGCGTGCGGAACGACCGGATGCTTAGGAGGTCGCGGGCGATGGCCTGCTCCCACGCGACGACCCACGGCATCAGGGTGTGGGTCACGAAATCGATCGACTGGTGTTCGATGTTGCTGAACGTCGCGCGCTCGAGGTCGCCGATCATGTGCGGCGGCACCCGGAACGCGCGGGCGATCTCGTTGACCTGGAACTTGCGCGTCTGCAGCATCTGCGCGTCTTCCGGCGACACGCCGATCTGCTGCCAGCTCACGCCCTGCTCGAGCACCGCCACCCGGTGCGCGTTCGTGAGCCCCTTGTGCGACGCCTCCCAGGACTCCTTGATGCGCTTGGCGACGTCGTCGGTGAGCCGCTGCTCGGTCTTCAACGCCCCGCGCACGGAGCCGGCGCTGCCGAAGATCCGCGCGCCATACTGCTCGGCCGCCAGCGACAGCCCGATGCTCTCGCGCAGGAGTTGGAGCGGGCTGTAGCCAAGGTGCCCATCCGCGGACAGCCCCCGCAGGTGCAGGATCGGCGGCGCCTGGTAGCTCGGGTTCTTCCAGGTGAACTTCGCCGGCGCGCCCGTGGGGAGGGTGTAGACCCAGACGCGGCGACCCGCGTCGTCGCGCGTCACCGTCATTCGGTCAGGCCGCAGCGGCCAGAGGTTCACGACGCGCCCGAGGCCATCGCGCTCGACCTCGGCGTAGGCGTTGCCCCACAGCGCAAGGTGGCCCATCAGGCACGCCTTGAACTCAAACGCCGTCATTTCCGGGTTCGGGCTGTCGTGCAGGAGCACCCACAGCGCGTGTTGCCGGTCTTCGTCCTTGCCCCCGTCCGCCCGGTACCGGTAGACCTTCGTCGGGAGCTGCGCGAGGCTCTCCGAGAGCACCCGCACCGCCGCGTAGACCGCGGGGTGGCCCAGCGCCGCCTGCTCGCTGACGGTGACGCCACTGCGCGACTGAGGGCCGCGCCAGGCGTCGAGCAGCCACTCCTCGGGCTGCGCGGACCCGGTGAACCGCCGGGCCCCACCCGCCGCCGGCCGCCAGTTATTCAACGCCTGCGTCAGCCAGCTCATGAGGAGACCGTCCCTGTGCGGCGCGCAGGGCTTCAAGCCCCTGCCGCTCGATCTGGGCGCGCTCGAAGTGCTCCAAGCCAATCAGCTCGTGCGTGTCGTGCTTGCAGACGATGGTCGGGTCCAGCCAGATCGGGCAGCCCTGCGCGCGGGCCGCCTGACAAAACCACACGTCCTCGGAGATCTTGTGGAAGCCGCTTGCGTCGGCCAGGTACTTGAACCATGGCCGTGTGAAGCGCCGGAACACCTCGACCGGGATGATGGTGCAGCCCATGCCGACCAGGTCCACCGGCCGCAGTGTCTGCGCGTCCACGCCGGCCTCGTCGTAGTAGTAGTCCCACGCCCGCCGCAGGTCGTTGTAGATGGGCCGCCGCATCGCCACGGGGTGATGGGGCCACTTCTTCGTGAGGTAGAGCCCGCTGACGATGCCCTTGGCATGGTGCGCGAGTAGCCGCGACACGACGTCGGTCGGCCAGACCATGTCGGCGTCGAGAAACACCAGGTGCGAGTAGCCGCCATCGACCGCCGCGAGCGCCAGCGCGTCTCGGAGGTCGGACACGAGGACGTGCCGCCACTCCCAGGCGACGTCGATCACCGAGAACCCCTGCGCGGCCGGCGTGCCACACTGCGGCCGATGCCACGCGAGGTCCAGCAGGCTGTGCGCGGTGTCCCGCCCAATCGTGCGCTCGTTGCACGCGACGGCGACCAGGGCGCGTCGCTCCCCCGCCGGGCGCGTCCAGGTCGTGGCGGGGACCGGCTTCTCGACCGCCCACGAGCTGGTGGACACGGGCCGCACGGGGAGCCCCGTCGCCTGCGCCCACAGCGTCACCGCCGTGCGCACCTCCGGCCACGCGAAGTCATGGCCGGCGAGCACGCCCCCAGGCTTGAGCTTCGGCCACCACGCCTCGAGCTCCGCGTAGACGTGTGGACCGTCATGGCAATCGTCGAGGAACACGAAGTCGAGGCTCGCGTCGTGGTAGGTTCCGGCCAGGTGTAGGCTGTGGCCCGTGCGTAGCGTGACCAGGTCCGCGACCGGCGCCAGGTGCGCGCGCGTGGCCGCCTCAATCGACCCGTGGTCGGCGATCGCGCGCTGCTGCACGCCCCACATCAGGGCGCCCGCTTCGTCCTCCTGGACGCCCTGCCAGGTGTCGCAGGTATCGAACTGGATGCGCTTCCCACTGTTGGCGATCTCGACCGCGAGGTACGCGGCCGACTTGCCGAGGAACGCGCCGACCTCCACGATGTGCCCGCCAGCGGGGATGCGTTGCACCTGGGCGCGGTAGAGGTCCGCGAAATCGCACCAGCCGGGGATGGTCGCCCAGAAGTGCTTCATCGCGGGCCCTCGTCCTCACGGGCCACCTGGACGCCCGCCGACAGCAGCAGCACGCCCGACACGATGCCGGCCCACGCCGGCGACAGCGCGTACACCCCCGCGATGAGGAGCGCGCACCCGAGGATGATGAGGACTAGCGCCACTCTACCCACGTATCCGCCTATCAGGTTGAAGGCGCGAAACAGGGTGATGCGCCGATGTCGCTATTTGTCGTGTGTTGTCGCCACGGGCTGCGGCTCGTCCAAGACGATGCGGAGGCACTTCCGCGGGCCGATCTGCACGACCGTGACGGCGCGCTGCCGCACCCACCGCTGGACGGTGCGGACATCGACGCGGTACAGCCCGGCGAACTCCTTGACGGTGAGGAGGCGTGGGAGCAGGGTCGGTGTGTCGGTCACAGCAGTAGGACCCCCCTGAAGCCCTCCGGCTGGCGAATCAGCCGGTCGATCGCCATGCAGAGCGCAACCATGCCGTCAATCTTCTCGGCGGCCGAGGCCTTATCGGGCCGCACGTCGCCGTCGCGGCCCTTGCGGGTGACGAAGTTGTCTGCCATCCACGCCAGCACGGGGTGCCCCCCGTGGCAGAGGAGGCGCTCGGACACGAGTTGCCGGAGGCGGACGATCGACAGGTTGAGTTGGAAGCCTTGCGGCGTGTCCCAGCACACGATGCCGTCGGCCTCGAAGTGGAGCCGCATGTGCTCGGCGAACCGCTTGTCGTAGGCCACCTCGCGCACGCCGTGCTCGTGGCAGAGCGCGATGACCTCCCGCTCGACCTGGTCGTAGTCGGTCGCCGTGCCCTCGGTCACGCGGAGGGCGCCGTCCCGCACCCAGGCGTCGTAGGGCCGGTCATGTCGCCGCTCGAGCGTGCCGCGCGGCACCCACATCGTGGGCCGCACCACGACGCGGCCATCCGGCAGCGCCCAGATCAGCACGAAGGCCGAGAGGTCGTCCTCGAGGCCGAGGTCGAGGCCGGCGTAGCACGGCGCGCCGAGCAGCTCCGCGTCCGGGACCGTCACGGCGCAGGCCTGCCAGGCCTCGGCCGCGAACTCGCGGCTGATGGCCTGCGTCCAGACGCAGAAGTTCAGACGCAGGATGGTGTTCGTCTCCCCCTGGACGTTCATGGCCGTCGCGACCTGACGCTCGAGGTAGTCCGGGGAGATCGACACGCCGAGGTTCGGGTTCGCCTTCGGCCAGCAGCTCGGGTCGAGCAGGGGGTCGTCGCCCTCGTCGAGGCCGCAGACGTAGGCGAACCACCGGTCGTCCTCCGTGGTGCCCTCGACGACGCGGCGCGAATGCTCGTGGTGCTGCCAACAGATCGAGGTGCGGTCCACGCCGGAGTTCGTAATCTCGACGAAGAGCGGCTGCGGGCGGCCCTTCGCGCCGGCCCGGATCTTCGTCGTCACCATCGACGTGGGGTGCTCGTGCAGCTCGTCGAGCAGCCCCATGTGGGGCCGCTTGCCATCGAGACCGCGGTGCTCCGAGCTGACCGACCGGAAGAACGACATCGTGCTCGGGCACGCCAGGTTCGCGACCGAGACATCGACGCGGCTCGACAGGGCCCTGGAGCACTCCACCATCCGCTGCGCGTCCGTCCAGAGGATGCGCGCCTGTTCGCGAGTGACCGCCGCGGCGTAGATTTCCGCCGCGCGCTCGCCGTCGGCGACCAAGCCATACAGCCCGATGCCGGCGCACATCGGCGACTTTCCGTTGCCCTTGCCGACCTCGATGTAGGCGTCGCGGAACCGCCGAAGGCCCTGGCTATCCACCCAGCCGAACAGGGAGCCGATCACGAACTTCTGCCACGCCTCCAGGAGGAAGAAGCGCGGTTGGCCGTCGTCGCCCGTGGTGTCTGGCAGCCGCAGCACGCGCTCGAAGAAACCGATGATGCGATCTGCCTTCGCCGCATCGAACACCCAGCGCCGCGCGCGCCGATCGGCGAGATGACGACGACACGCGGCCCGCACGAGCGGGCCGGCGAGGAGGCGGCCAGCGACGACATCGCCCGCGTACGCGTCTACCGCGTGCGGTGGCTTACTTGACGCGCCGGATCTGGCCGGCGCGCGTCGCCGGCGCGAGGAACGCTGCAAGCGGGTCATCATCCGGTTCTGCCGTCTCCCGTCGAGCCACCTTCGACACCGTGATAGGGGTCAGCCCGAACTCTGCCAGCCAGGCCCGCAGTTCCTTCGCGAGCTCTAGGGTGGTGCGTCGCAGCGGGTTCACGACCAACTCCTCGGTTGTTGATCCGTCTAGGCCAACGCGCGTCCGGGGAATCAGCGTGCGGTACCCGAGGTCCCGCATCTCGGCCCGCACGCGCTGGTAGTCCGCCCAGGTGTCCGCCAGGGCGGCGAGCGCCTCGGCGTGGGAGGCGTCTACCACCCCGGCATCGCCTAGCGCCGCCGTGAGGCGCTCCCACGCCAGCCGGGCCAGCGGGTCCTCAGCCACATGCGCCGGACAGGCCGGGATCGTCTGGGCATACCGTGGCGCTGCGCGATGCCGAGCCCGCTGCCTAGACCCATCGACCGCGCGTTGCGCCGCGGTCTTAGCGTGCCGCCCACTGCGATAGTTTCCAGCCATACCACCTGCCCCTACTCCGTGGCCGATTCAGGCCCCGTCATATTTCGTCCATGCGCGTAAACGGGCGCAGCGCGGTCTTCTGGCCCTCCGCCCTAGAGATTCGATCCCCCCCCCCTTCCCCATCGTGAATCCTCTGCCGCGGTGACCCGCGAGTGACAGCGCACACACAACGGTTGCAGGTTGGCATCCGCGTGCGACCCGCCATCGCGGACCCGCACGACGTGGTGCGCCTGTGTCGCCGGCCTCGCGCAGCCCGCGCACCGTGGGTGACGTCGGAGGAAGTTCGCACGGATCAGCCGCCAGTGTTGACCGTAGCCACGCGCATGGGCTGACCCGCGCGCGCGCTCAGCTACCGTCGCGTGCTCGGCGCACCGACCACGGGCGACGGCTGGAGCGTTACACGTCCCTACGCTGCACGCACGGCGCGGCGCCATCGGACTCATGCCTCCTCCTTCAGCACTGCGTCGAGACGCGCGGCGCGTTCCTCGCACCACTCGGCAAGCGACGAGTCTGGGTGGTCGGCGGCTATCTCCCACAGCCAGTCCCGCGCTTGGGCAATCTTCCCCGTCGCCACTGCACGGCAAGCCGCCAGCGCCTCATCCGCCTCGTCGCGTTCACGCTTCAGCGTTCGCACCTCCCCATACTCCTCGTGCTCGTCCACCATCTCGCTGTCCTGCTTGTGCGCCTGCGCGAGGGCGACGTAGAACGACGCAGGCTTGTCGGTCTGCGCGCTGATCGCCGCTCGAAGCGCAGCAAGCGCCGCCCCCGCCTCATCCGCACGCTGGTGTGCCTGTTCCGCATCACGGCGTGTTGAGCGGATACCCACACACGTCGCAGTTGCTCATGCGCTCACCTCCTGCCGGGCCGCAACGACCTGGCACCACGTCGGGGACTGGCAGGGCGGGTCGTGCGGGCACACCCAGCGCGAGGACGCCGGTTGCGCCTCGGCACTGCGTCTGGCTGACGCGACCGGCGCCCCGTAGACGCGCCCAGATTCGACAGCCGCGAGCACGTCGCCGAGGTCCGCGCGCCACTGCCCGAGGTAGCGCCGCGTGACGTGCGGGGACGCCCACCAGGCGGCAAGGGCGGTGCTGAGCGTGGCGTCGTCGTAGGACGCGGTCAGCGCCTTCAGGTGGCCCCAGTCGCGCTGGCTGGCAATCCGCGGCGGGTGGTGCCTGTGTTCATGGGCGGTGTCTAGCCAGGCCTGCCAGAGTTGGCCCTCGCGTGTTGGCTCGTCAGGGCGCGTGCGTGCGGCGTCAGCCGCACTCTCACTCTTTAGAGAGCGTGCGGGAGAGCGTGCGGGAGAGCGAGTGGGAGTACTGCCGTTCGGTGGCCGCGTGTCCGCCGTTTGTCCGCCGTTTGGCGGTTCGGTGTCCGCCGTTTGTCCGACATGGGTCCGCCGTGCGTCCTCCCGGCGGCGCCGCTTGATGACGTAGTCGGGGGCGTGGTGGTCGAGGTCGTGGACGCGGTAGTAGCCGGCGTCGTCCAGTTCGAGGAACCCCGCTTCGACAAGGGCGGCCGCGCACGCGCCACGCTTCCCTCGCCAACAGGCGGCGTCCTCTACGTCGGCCGCAGACCCGACGAGCGGGTCGCCGCACTCGTAGGCGACGTGCCAGACGAGCTCCAGCGTGCCCCACGCGAGCGCGGGCGAATCGCCGAGTAACCGGGCGAGGTGGCGGAACTTCCTATGATGGCGAAGGGTCGGACGAGCCATGATGTGGGCGTTACCGCTTTCCGTGTCCCTGCCGTTTGTGGCCGACGCCGCGCAGGTAGTAGGCGCGGTCCTTCTGCTCCTGCCAGGAGTCGAGCCCTACCTCGTGCTGCGCGGCGTAGGCCCGGCGGATGCAACTCGCGTCGCCGTGGTCGAGCATCTCGCCGGTGGCGGCCACGGGCGCCTCGCGCCGGGCCCAGCAGTCGTCCGGGCTGAGCGTGAACTGGTGCATGGCGCGGATGCGACGCAGGTTGGCGTCTACCCAGTCGCTAATCAGTGGCGGGCGCATGGCTACGGCTGCGGCGGCGCGGTGGTGGTCACCGGGCTGGCGTCGAGCACCTCGCCGGTGTGCGTGTCCACGAGGCCGTCGAGGTCTTGCGGGACGCCGTCCTCGGCGAGCTCGTCGAGCGCGACGGCGCGGTGCGCTTCGACGGACATGGGCGCGAGCTTCAACGCGCGGCGCAACACCGTCTTCTTCGCCATCTCGGCCTCGTGCGTGACCCAGGGGCCCGACTGCCCGGCGCGACTCTGCGCGCGGATGGCGTCAATTTCCGCCTTCGTCATCACGTCGAACTGGTGCCCGCCGTCCTTCAACTTGATGACGGCGTAGGCGTGCGTGATGGGCGCGGTGGCCGCAGGCGCCTCGGCCGGGGAGTGCGTGAGCGTCGGGGACAGCCCGAACGAGTAAGCGAAGCGGTCGCCCTCGCGCACCACGCGGGCGTCGATGCTGCTCACCTCGCCGCTGCGGCGCGCGAGCGACACGAGGCCCTTGTAGCCCGCGATGAACTGCACCTCGCGCTTGCCGGTCTTGTTGTTGCGGAACGGCACTAGGTACGCCTGCCCAAGCACGCCGTCGGGTTCCAGCCCGAGCTGCGACGCCTGCAGGAGCGCGCCGGCCAGCGACCGCGGCTCGCACTCCAGCAACTCGGGCGTGCGCTGCACGGTCGTCATCGCCAACCGAATCATCCGGTCGGGCGTGATGTGGCGCGGCAGCGACATCAGCATCTGCCCCTTCATCCGCTCCAGCATGGTGCGGACGTTCTCGACCTTGTCCTTCATGGACACGAGTTGACTCATGACGTGCTCCCTCCCACGCGCCGCAGCACGCGGCACGCACTCGCCGCGACGACGTGTTCGCGGCGGTTGACGGTCTTCCACTGGTAGCTGACGCCGCACGGCAGGCTGCCGCGCTCGGCGTCGCCGATGAGGGCTTTGAGGTGGTTCTCGGCCGTGGCCTTGCGCGCCTCGGCCTCGCTGATGGCCTGTAGGGCGGCCTGGCGTTCCGCGTCCCAGGCGTCCGCCTCGGGCGGCAGGGCGATGGTCGTGCCGGCGGCCTCGCGCGGGTAGCGGGCGTGCAGGGCCGCTCGCGCGGCATCTGACCCGTCCACCTCGGGCGGCGTCTGCGTCACGAGCTGCTGCCAGAACGCGGCTTCGGCCGGCAGCAGCACGTCGTAGATGAACGTGTCGTCGCGCGTGAGGTCCGTCCAGAGGAACTGCTGGCCGCCGATGAGGACGGCGACGGACGCCCAGGCACAGCCGGTGACGGCCAACTCGTGCTGGACCTGGACGCGGCACGCCTCCGGCACGCCGTCGGCCCAGTCCCCGGCGCGGAAGGCCGACGTAGTCTTGCACTCCACCAAGCCCAGACCGCGCGGGTCGCCGACGACGACGCGGTCGAGGCTGGTGGCCTGCCACTCGCGGCCGGGCACCGTCGAGCAGTAGAGGGTCCAGGGCTGCGGGCAGACGAGCTCGCGCCCGGTTTCTTCGGCGTACCGCTCGGCGATGAGCGGTTCGAGGCGCGTGCCCCAGCGCATGGCCTCGGACTCGGGGTCGTCGTCGATGAGGCCCAACTTGGACGCCCAGAGGACGTAGGCGGTCTTCCAGGGCGAGACGCCGAGGATGGCCGCCGCGTCGGTCGCGGTGATGGCGCTGCGGCGCGTGAAGAGCCAGTCCTCGCGCGTGGCGTGCCGGTGCGTGGTGCAGCCCGGCAGCAGCTCCGGGGTGGTGGCGACGGTCGTCACTTGACGCCCCACACGTTGACGACGGCGCCGGTCTTCGTGACCTGCGCGAGGTCCACCGGCGCGTCCGGGCGCGTGGCGACGGGGTAGGCGTCGTTCGTCAGCAGGTAGAGGCGATTGCCCTTCTGGTACCCGCCCGTGACATCGACCTTGATGTCGGTTCTCGCGGCGACGCCGGGGATGGGGATGGGACGCTGGTCCCACGGCATGGTCGTCTCGTCGATGATGACGCCGGGCCACTGGTCAGCCACGCGCACTTCCTCGTCGTAGCGGGCGCGCGGCGTGCGCCCGAGGACGGTGTCGGCGGTGACGGTCATCAGGCCGAACGTCATGAAGCGCGCTTCCTCGCCGAAGCCTCTGCCCCCGAAGCTGCGGTCGTACACCCACTGGCCGGGAAAGTAGCGCGACTGGAACCGTTCGCTCGCTGGTCCGCCCGGCGCGAACTGTCGCATACCCACCGCAAGGTCCACCGTCGTGACCGCCGCAAGCCGCACGCGATACCGGCTGTTCTCCGGCGGCGCGAGGTGGTTGTAGCGCGCCGGGCCGAGGGCGCCGTCGTAGCGGTAGTAGCGGCGGCTGCCCTTCGGGCCGGGACTCCAGAACTCCTCCCACGTCGCGCCGTCGTCCTCGGACCACTCGATGGCGATGTCCACCTGGCCGGTCCCGGACAGGTCCAACCGCAGGAGGTTGGTGCGGTCGGCGATGACGTGCTCCGGCAGCGTCACCACGGCGCCCGCTTCCAGCGCGACGGACACGGCGCCGTCGTCGGCCGTCATCGGCACCTCGGCGTCGGTCGCGCAGAACTCGGCGGGTTCCCCGTACCAGCGCGAGCCCAGGAACGCGGCGCCCTGCGTCAGCAGCGAGCGCCGCCCGCCCGAGGCGGTGACCAGCACGGCGTGGTTGTGCTTATGCGCGTCCTGGTTGTAGGGGTTGCAGCCGCCCGGCATCGGCACCTTGTTCGCGTCGAGCCATGCCGGCCGGTCGAAGACCTCGTCGGCGGGCCGCCCGCACTCAGCCGGTTCCGTCGGGCCGATGACGCGCCCGTCCGCCGTGTAGCGGTAGTAGGGACGCTGGCAGAACGACGACCACGACTGGTGCCGCCCGCCCCAGATGAGTTCCCAGGTGGACTCGCTGAGAGGCCCGGCGGGGTCGTAGACGATGCGGCCGTCGCGGAACCGCCACGGGTTCGGCAACGGGCTGCAGTTCCGAATCTCGGGACGCGGCACGCCCGGTTCGTTGATGTACATCTTCATGACCGGGTGGTGGACGACGAGCGCCCCGCGCAGCATCGGCCACGCGGCCTCGCCGGGGTTCGGGTCGTCGGCGCCTGGCTGGCTCGCCGACATGACGCGCAGATCACACGCCGGCGTCTTCCGGTTCGGGCGCTGCAGCACGGTCAGCCCCGGCCCCCAGGTACCGAGCACGAGGCCGCTGCGCTCGTGGCCGACCGCGAGGAGGTGCGGCCCTGGCCCCGCCACCTCGGGGTGCAGGTTCAGTGCAGCTTGCAGGTCGGGCGGCGCGTAGCCCACGATCTGGTTGGCGCACATGTCGGTCACGTCCCAGCGGAACGGGCCGTACACGATGGGCACCTCGCCGGTCAGCTCGAGCGCGCCGGTCGTCGCGTTGACGCGCACCATCGGCTTCAGGTCGAACCACATCAGCGTCGGCCAGCCGCCGCCGCCGGGCATCCAGTCGTGCGCGTACCACGGGCTGATGACGAACCCGAGGAGCTGCTGCTTGTCGTCCCAGAACAGGCTCTGCGCGCGGTACTGGCCGTCGTGCACTTCCGGGTCCTGTAAGCTCGGAATCAGGTTGAACGACGGCAGGCCGTCGGTGCGGCGGTGCTTGTCCTTCTGCCAGATCGCGCCAAGGTCAAGCACCTTCGTGAGCGGCGGGGCGGTCGTCGGGTCCGGGCCGGGTGCCTCGGTCGGCATCCGCCAGACCTTGACGGCCGGCTTCAGCCCCTCGAAGCTGAACACGAGTCCCTTGAACAGCCCGGACCACGACGGCGTCAGGGACTGCGCGTCGGGACTGCCGGGAAATCGGTAGCAGCCCTGGTACGTGAGGTCGGTCGCGCGGATGGTCACCGTCAGTCCTCCTGCGCCCAGGCGGTCAGCGTGACGCCGGGCGTGTCCGTCGTGTAGGTCTTCATCGCGAGCAACGCCACCATCTGCGCGTCGTCGCGCCAGACGCCCGCGTCGGTCATCGAGTCGCAACATGCCCTCACGAGCTTGTCCAAATCCGGGCGTGTCAGCGGGAACGTGCGGCTCTTCGGGCAGGACTTCGGCCGCGGCAGTGCGAAGGTGACCTCTAACCGCACGGGTCCGTCGTGCCGATGGCAGGGACGGCCCCCACGGCTTGCGACGATGCCGAATGCGAGGCGATCGCGCCACGCCGCGAGCTTGGGGTTGGCCGAGGTCACAATCACGCGCTGGCCGCGCCGGAAGGCTCGTGCGCTGCCCTGCGGTTGTGGCAGGCCGGGAATCGTGACGTGCAGGAGCGGAGGCATTGTTATCGCCCCTCCACGAACAACGACGGCTGGCGCCGCACCCACGCCCGGCACCGTCGCGCCTTCGCGTCATGTCGGTTGTGGCACCGCTGGCAGAGCGCCGCGAGGTTCAGCAGCGACGCCGCCTCCGGCCGCTCGTCGTACACGTGCGCCGTGGTCAACACAACCCGCGCCCCCGTGATCGGATGCGCCGCCCCATGCGCCGCCCCGCACCATTCGCAACGGCCACGCGCACGAACAAACCGCACGAACCGCGACCGAAGCGCCCAGTCCTTTGGATACCGCGCGCGGTTCTCCGGCCGGATCGGCATCGCGTTACCCGCACGCCTCGAGCGCGCGCAACGCGTCGCACGCCGCGCACCGACAGCCGCGCGCGTGTCCGGACCCACGCGCCGCGATCCCGGCCAGCGCCCCGCGCAACGCCTGGACGCCCGCGCGCGCCGCCCGCAACTCCCGCGCTTGCACCTCGCACAACTCGAGCAGCTCGCGCGCGTCCGCCGCGCCGAGACACGGCGTCGAGCGCCCGATCGCGTGCGCCGGCAACCCGCAGCGCCGACACGCCCCTCCGCTCACGCCGTCACCGCCCGTTGCGCGTGAAAGTAGACGTGTCGCGCGCCGTCCGGCGACGTCCGCGTCACCGTGCCGGCCACCGTACGGTAACAGAGGTCGTTGAGTTCGACGTTGGTGGCGGCCCCGCGCTGGAGGCGCGCGAGCACCGCCGCTTTGCTGCCGTCGCGGCGGGAAAGTTCAGGGGCTAGTCCGTGCGTCATGACGCCACCGCCGGTTCTGCCTCGGCGATGAACTGGTCATGCCAGCCCAACCAGACGCGGTTCAGGCAATCCTCGGCGATGTTCGCGCCGATAGCGGCCTGCTCGGCTGTGTGAGTCGCCTCATACACACCGGCGGCGGCCATCGCCATCCCCTTTAGTGCGTTCTTCCCGCGCTCCAGCGCAAGCGCCTTGACGAGAGCGAGACGGTTGTTGAAGGTGACTGTTAGTTTCTTCTGTTGGCGTTCACACTTGTAGAACTGGCGGTCATCGAGCGGGTTCAACTTGAAGAGGATGCCGCGCCCGTGACTGTGCTCGCGCGGCGTCGCCATCGTCTTGTCGCCGTCCTGCGCCCGCTGCGTCCGCTTGTGTGTCTTCGTGGTCTTCTGCGGCTTCACCGCGCCCGTCTCGTGTTCTGGAGAATGGCGCTTCGCCTTGATGTGGAGTTCCACACCGTAGGCCGCACTGTGGGCGTAGCGTAGGGCCTCACTGACCTCCTGCTCGATCGCCTCGTTCCCCACCATCTCGGCCCACGTCTCGGCCTCTTTCAACAGTGGCTCGCACAGCTCGCGCAGCTTGTCGAACAGGTCGTCGCGGTCAACGTCGGTGAGCTTGTTCTTGTTCAGCGCGGGGGTCCAGTGCGTCCGGTCCAGTTCCACCCACGCGAAGAACCGCGAGGCGTCGAACCCGTTGGCGGGCTCATTCGTGGTCTCAATGACACGCGGACCACGCACGAGGTGAAAGCCAGACCGGCTAACTGACTCACTCTGATCGATGATGCCGGCCGTCAAGCGGAACTCTTTCCCCCCGATGCTGCCCTCACACTCAATCTTCTCGACTAGTGTGGGGAACGGTGGTGGCTTCAGCTCGAACGCCTTCCCGCCGTAGGCGATGCGAATGACGCGGCCTTGCTGCAGCGCTGGGCGGAACACCCACTGCAACCAGTCCCGCGTCTGCGCCTGCGCGATGGTGTGGATATGACGGTTCGAGGACGGGTTGTACGTGATGCTGGTCCCGTGGTCTCCGTCGAACTTCCGGGCGCCAGCGCCCTTGATGACCACCGGCGCCTTGAAGTCGGACCAGTGAGTGATGTCGTCCCACCGCACACGTAGCCCCCTCACTGCGCCATCCGCTGCGGACTTCGTGACGATGTCCGTCTGCCCCCACAGCCAGAGCGCAACGGTCTTCCCGCCCATCCCGAAAAGGCCCGATTGCGTGGAGGAGTACTCCTGGTGTGACCCGAGCCGGATCATGACGCTGGGGTCGAGACACCCCACCCCGTTGTCATGCACGTTGAGGGCTTGTGAGGTGCCGCTGATCGTGAGCTGTGTCGCCTCAGCGTCAATGGCGTTGTCGATCAGTTCGCCGAGGCACTCTCGCCAGCTCAATGGCTGGTACCGCAGCGCGTTCAGGATGCCGGCTTCCGGCACGGCCCAGTGCTTCTCCATTTACAGGCCTCGCTCCCCGCCGACGACCTCCAAGACCTGCGCCTTGAACGAAGCCCACTCCTCGTGCGGGTAGTTGCGCCACGCCTTCCGCAAGTAGCCGTAGGTCGCGCCGTCTGCCCTCAGCCGCGCCATGCGGAGCTTGTCCGGCGACAGGCCCGACCAGTCGGGATGGGCGTCTTCGTCCACGTCCGCGGCGGGCGTGCCTAGCGCGGCGTCCCCCTGCGCGTCGGCGAACGCGCGGCGCAGTTTCGGCACGTCCTTCCGCTGCATATCGGGCCGGACCTGGCCCTGTTCGATGGCCCACGCGAGCGTGTCGTCGGGCAGGGCTTGGAGGTCGTAGAGGGTGCCCCAGGACGGAGGCAAAAGCGCAACGTGTTGCGCTTTTGGCAGCAACCGATCCCGCGCGGTCCAGATCGCCATGAAGTGCTGCGCGCTGCGCTCACTCAGCGGGATGCGCCCTTCTTCGTGAAGCCGCATCCACTTGCCGTGGTCGAGCGCGGCTTTGGCGTCGCAGAGGAGGCGGCCCGTCTCGAAGATGCCTTCGACGGTGCGGTTGAGAGATGCGGTGATGCGGTCGGCCCAGGCGTCCACGTCGCCGCCTTTTCGTCCCACTCTCGACGGAACCACTCGTTCCACAGCGCCTTCACGCGCAGCCCAATCGTCTTGTGTCGCAGCGGGGAGAACGGTCGCAGCAGATGCGCCATGATTTGCGCGACGCGCTCTTCCTCGTTGTCCGGCAGCCCGCGCCACCGAAGTAGTCGTGCTGCTTCCTGTGCTGGTGTCATGCACGGACCAACTCCTCTCCACGCTTCACACCCACCCCCGCACCACGGCCCACACGCGCGACCACCAGGGCCGCACGTCGGGCGCGGGCCGCCACAGCCGCCGGTAGACCTCGCACCGCGAGATGTCGTCGGCGAGCACGTCGATGCAGCGCGCCCTCATTCCTCCACCCCCACGTCGGCCTTGTGCGCCGCCACCGCGGCGTGCGCCACCGGCGCCCGGCTCGCCTTCAGGTCCACCGCCCGGCAGCAGCACGCCGCGCGCAGCGCCTCGTGGCACCGCACGCAGTGCGTCGGCGCCTGTCCCACCGTCCGGTACCGCAGCCCGCACCGGCAGCAGTCGATGTCGTACGCCGGCACCTGCGTCCAGGTCGCGCTCATGACGCCGACTCCGTCTGCCGCAGCGTGTGGCGCCCGTCGTGGCTGATGCGCACGCCGCGCTCCAACTCCGGCCAGTCCTGCGCGGCGGCGACGCGGGGATACTGTTTGTGCAGCGCCAGCCACGCATCTTCTAGCGCCTGCTCTTCCTCACGTAGCCGGGCGCGTTCCTCAGCCACGTCCGTCAGCGCCAGTAACCGAATCTCGTGCAGCAGCACTGTGACGGCGACCACGAACGCGATGACCGTCCACGCGCGCAGCACCCACTCCATCGCGGCGCTCATGCCCGCGCCTCGAACCCCACGAGGGCGAGCACCGCCACCAGCAACCACTCCCGCCCGAGGTCGCGCTCGATTTCCGCGAGCGTCGCGCGGGCCTCGCACGAGCACCACGCCAAGGACTCGGGCGGCACCGTGCAGACGCAGGGCCGCGCGGGGGGCGTGACCGGCTCGCTGTGCAACTCGCCAGGGGCCGCCGGGATGTCGGGCCACTCGCCCTCGACGCAGGAGGCCGCGGCGGCAGCGATGAAAGTGTCGAAAGAAATCGGAGCAGGCATCGACGACTCCGGGACGGTCGCGCGTGGCCGAGGCGG